CGTGCAAATCTTGACGGTGCAAATCTTGACGGTGCAAATCTTGACGGTGCAAATCTTGACGGTGCAAATCTTGTCCGTGCAAATCTTGACGGTGCAAATCTTGACGGTGCAAATCTTGTCCGTGCAAATCTTTACGGTGCAAATCTTGACGGTGCAAATCTTGACGGTGCAAATCTTGACGGTGCAAATCTTGACGGTGCAAATCTTGACGGTGCAAATCTTGTCCGTGCAAATCTTGTCCGTGCAAATCTTTACGGTGCAAATCTTGACGGTGCAAATAAAATACCTATGCATTGTAAATGGTCACATGGAATAACTAATAATAAGATTTCAATAGGTTGTAAAACTAAAAGTATTGAAGAATGGGAAGTTTTTTTTAATTCAAATGAAGAATTTCAAACAAAAAGAGATACAAAAGAATTTAAACAGATACAAGCAGTCTTTGAAGCTTATAAAGCATATTTAACATTTTTAAATAAATAATCATGGAATTTAAAGGGTCAAAAGGAAAGTGGAAGGTAACATTTCATAAATCATTAAACAATGCTCGTGAATTGTCATGTATTCAAAATGAAAATCATGATAATCTACCTACTGATTTACATATAATGAATAGTTATTTTATTGATTATTCAGAAGTTCAAAGAGCAAATACTTTGCTTATTTCAAAATCGCCTGAAATCTTGAAAGAATTACTTGAAACTTTAACAGATTTAAAAATATTAAGAAATCAAATTGCATCAGAAGTAAAAAATAATCATTTATTTGAAGGTATGCCTGAATTGATGGATAAATGGATTGAACGTAAAGAAAAACTAATCAAAGAAGCAACAGAACTATGACACCGAAAGAAAAAGCAAATGCATTAATTAAAAAAATGCTATCAAAAAGTCCTAATATACAGGATGGGGTATCAATAATAGATACTATACAAGCCAAACTATGTGCAATAATTGCAATTGATGAGATAATTCAAGAATTAGAATATTTGAAACACACCGAAGATTGTAATGAAGATGTATTCGATAGTTATCAATATTATGAAAAAGTTAAATTAGAATTAGAAAAGTTATGAAAGCAAGTGAATTAAGAATTGGGAATTTAGTTTATAAAAATGGAATTGCCACAGAAATAACAGCAGACACAATGTTAGATATACTGCGATATACTACTCCATTTGAACCAATACGACTAACAGAAGATATTGTTATTGATTTAGGTTTAAATGCAGTAGAATTAGAAAATGGCGAATGGTTTTATCAAAATAGTAAATTCCGTTTAAATAAAAATTATGCAGGTTTTTATTATAGTAAAAATCTTAATATAAAATACGTACACCAGCTTCAAAATCTATACTTCGCTTTAACTGGTGAAGAATTAACAATTAAAGAATAACTATGAAAAACTATTTTAACGTAAAAATTCCAATAAACAAGGAATTTATGCAAATGAGAAGGATAGCAATTAAAAAACTATCAAAAGAAGGAAAAACAAACAAAGAAATTGGAGATATAATAGGAATTTCACCAATAAACGTTTGTAATAACAAAAAAAGAGAAATTGATTCAGAAATTGAATTAAAGTTCAATGAAATGGTAAAAAGAAAATTATACCCTATAAAGGTAAAATCAAAGGTTAAATGGATTAATATTTAATAATTAGAAAAATGAATAAGTTAACATCACAAGAAGAAAATCTATTGGATAAAATAGGTGAAATTAGAAATGCTGAAACTTTTTGGAAAATTTGCCCATATACAGTAGACGAATTAAATGCAAAAAATAGAAATCGAAAATTAGCTGTTTGGAGACAGATTGGAATGGTTTGGTATAGATTATCAGGTAAATCTTTAGAAAGTGCAGGAAAAGTATTTGAGCGCGACCATGCAACCGTTCTTTATTCGATTAAAATAGTAAGTAATGCTTTTGAAGGATATTATCCTGAAATGCTTGATAAAATCAAAATTTTAATTGATATTGATAAAACAAATTTTAGTTCTAAAGTATATAATTTGGAACCTATTTTTGAATGTGAATCTTTACTTACAATGCAAAATTTAATCTCTAACAAGCTATGAAAATTGATAAAATAAACAACACTGTAATGGTTGAATTAAGAAATTCAAATCAAAATCCTAAAATCATAAATTCAATTAAATTCTTTGATCGTTTTAATGTTGATTTATACAACAAGATTAAAAAATTACATAATGAATTTTCTCCTGGTCAAAACACGTTTGTTTTACATAAAAAAAGGTAGTATGAAAATAAAGAAATGTCATACATGTAAACGAAAATTACCTTTATTTTTATATAAAATAAACAATGCTGTTTATCAACGTGAATCAGATTTAGGTGTTTGTATCAATTGTAGGTTTTGTGGCTATAAATTAGCTTTAAAACAAGAAGGATGGATGCAACGTATAAACGGAAAGTTTATGTTTGTTAAAGCCGATAAAATTGATATTTTTATTAAATATTGGTTAAAAAAATGACAGAAAGAGACCCGAATTTAGAAGACAATATTAAATTATTGATTTGTGTTTTAATAACTTTTTGTAGCCTTGGAATTTTAGCATTTTCAATAATAATCATTATAATTTATGATTTATGGATAAGGATGAATTAAAAAAGAAATATCAAAAATATAGCATCGATTCTTTAAGAGAAGCATTAAAAAAAGTAAGTAAAAAATCAAAAGAAGCTTTTGTAATTAATTACATTATTGATTTAAGGCAAAATAAAGCAATTGAATATTATTCACGCGAAAGTAAACTACAACTCGAAAGAGAAAAGCAAAAAGAGTTAGACAAAAAAAAGATTTATTTCGGTCATAAAAACGAGTCTTACTTTACTGAAGATGAAATGTTAGAAGGCTTTAAATGTAGTTATGAAGACCTTTCAATAAGTGAAAAATTAATGTATAATAAATAAATAAAAATAAAATGAAAGCAGAAATTTTTAATGATCATTTTCAGAATTTTAAAAGATATCAAATACCAAAAGCGCAATTAATTATTGCAGATATACCTTACAATTTAGGCGTTAATGCTTATGCTTCAAATCCAAGTTGGTATGAAGGGGGTGATAATGCAAATGGTGAAAGTGATAAGGCTGGAAAATCTTTTTTTGATACAGATGAAAATTTTAAACCAGCGGAGTTTATGCACTTTTGCAGTCAATTGTTAAAAAAAGAACCTAAAGAAAAAGGACAAGCTCCATGTATGATTGTATTTTGCGCCTTTGATCAACAAATGTATCTGATTGAATTAGCTAAAAGATATGGTTTAAATAATTACATAAATTTAGTATTTAGAAAAAACTTTTCAGCACAAGTTTTAAAAGCAAACATGAAAATTGTCGGTAACTGTGAATACGGTTTATTATTTTATCGTGAAAAATTACCAAAATTTAATAATAATGGTAAAATGATTATGAATTGTATTGACTGGGAGCGTGATACATCAACCCCAAAAATACACCCTACTCAAAAACCAGTGAAGTTATTAGAAAAATTAATTGAGATTTTCACAGATGAAAACGATGTTGTAATAGACCCATGTTGTGGAAGTGGAAGCACATTATTAGCAAGTGTAAATAAAGGACGTAAAGCTTATGGTTTTGAGATTAAAAAGAATTTTTATAATGACGCAAAGAATTTGTTAGAAAATCATAAAACAACAAAACAAGAAATTAAAGAGTTTGGATTTGCAAAAAGTGAATTAGAAAAAATTAATCCAACATTATTTTAATTACCAACAAAAACTATTTTAATGAAAGTATTTATTCCTAAATATAATAATTGGTTTACCATACTTGAAAGAAACGGTAATTTTGCAAAAATTGACTTTTACGGAAAAAAAATAGTATTTAATATTTTAGGGTATCAAACGAAAAATGTTCAAACTACTTTATTTTAATTAAGTATTTATAGTTATATTTGTTCAGTAGTTCGCTCTCGCATTATAGAACTTAAAGAAATTAAAGCCCTATTAATTAGTAGCGAGGTGAGAGCCGTGAAAATTGATAGGGCTTTTGCTTTTTATTAACTAAAAGTTACTGGTAATCTTTAAACCTTTATAAAAACTATGGTAAGTTTAAAATTCCATGACAAAAATGATGAAACAACTATTGAATTGTTTGCTAACCAAACAACAAATTTACTTTATGTTGAGGTCTTAAAAATTGATGAAATGCTAAATCTTGAATTAGATAAGTCTACAGCTATTAAATTAAGTAAAGAACTCCGTAAACAAATTGCTTTATTAGATTAGTTATGGCAGAAGATAAAAAAGGTTTTTTATTGTATGCTGATTTAATACATACAATTGAAAAAATGCCAAATGATAAGGCTGGTTTATTATTTAAACATATACTAAACTATGTAAATGATTTGAACCCTGTAACAGATGATTTGATAGTTGAATTGACTTTTGAACCTATTAAACAGCAATTAAAACGTGATTTATTAAAGTACAAAGAAACTAAAATTGACAAAAGTAATGGTGGTAAATTAGGCAATCTTAAAAGGTGGCATAAAGATTTACATGATAAAGTAATTAAAAATGAGTTAGATATAAATGAAGCGTTAGTAATCGCTAACAATCGCAAAACATCGCATACCGACAATATGCAATCGCACCCAATCGCAGAAATCGCTGTTAATGTAAATGATAATGTAAGTGTTAATGTAAATGATAATGATAATGTAAAAGAAAAATTAAATAAACAATTAATTATATCTTCTACTCCGAAAAATGAATTTTCGGAATCTGTAAATAATTTTTATGATTATGTTTTAAAATATTTTGAAGAGAAGTTCATTCCAAAAACAGATAAACAAATTTCATCATGGAAAGAATGTATCGATAAATTAATTAGAATCGATGGATACGATTTAAAACATATTCATGAAATCATTAAAACTTTTCGAGAAGATAATTTCTGGAAAACAAATTTTAATTCATTACCAAAACTTAGAGAAAAAAATAATACTGGTGAAAAATACATTGATGTATTTTCTGTGAAACTTAAAAACAAAAATCAAAATGGAAAACAATCTACATTTGGCGAAACTAGAGACGAAATCAACGATCGAGCTAAACGAGAAATTTCAACGAGCATTATTAACACGCTTAACGGTGAACTCCGTGAGCAGTATGGACATTAAAAGAAATGAATTTCCTGCAATATCAACAAATCAAAATCACGAACAAACAGTTGAAAGATTAACTTTGATTTTGGTAGATAGTATTGATGTTTACATGGGGATTAGAGGGGATAAAGTATCAAAACCATTGATTATTAAATCAATTAAAGAAATTTTATCAAAATACGATTCTCTTTCATTTCAAGATATCGAATATTCATTTGAAAGATTTAATTACCCAGAAAAGTTCAATCAATCAACTTTGACAATAAATGAAGTTTTAGAGCCTATTAAACAGTATTTTCATTTAAAAAATAAAATAAAAGCCGAAAAAATCAAAATGCAGGCTGAAATTAATGAACGTAACGAGCAAAAACTTAAAAGTGATATATTCTATCAAGAATCAAAAAAAACCTATCTTAAATCGCTTGAAAATAAAAAATGGCTTGGTGACATGTTTCAAGCAAAAGTTTTGCTAAATCATTTTACTAAATATTTTAGCGAAGAAACAAGAAACGAATACAAAAAAAAGGCAAAAATTGAAGAAGTTAGAATTTTAGAAAGTGGAAAATTAGATGCTTACTTGTATTCTTTTGAAAGAATTTTGGCAAACATGGTAATTATTGATTGTGTTAAAAATGGTTATAGGTTATGATACACTTACCAATTAAAGCTTTATCTGTAAACTCTGGATTCAAAGGCAAGCGCTACAAGACTGCTGAATACAAAAAGTATGAAAGAAATGTATTGCTTATGCTTCCTAAAATGCAAGTTGGAAAAGCACCATACAAACTTTACATAGAATTTGGTTTGTCCTCCAAATTACAAGATTTAGACAATGGAATAAAATTTTTGCAAGATTGTCTAGTAAAAAAATACGATTTTGATGATCGAGATATTTACGAATTGCACGCAAAGAAAATAATAACTAAAAAAGGTGAAGAATTTATAAAATTTAAATTAAGTGAAATATGAAAAAAATTAAATATCCAATGAATTTTGAAGATTGGAAAAAATTAAAATCAACAAAAGAAGCTATCAAAATTTTAATGAAAGACTGGAATAATCGTAATCAAACAAAATTAGATTTAAAATGAACTTACTATTTGAAATCGAACCCCTACCATCTGGTCCACAAATTGGATGGGTATTTTACGACAAAATGAATTTAGCGCAAAAATCTAGGTTTATGAAAGAGATAAAAAACAAATATTTTTTTAATGATTTTTTATATAAGAAATTCAATGATTTTGAACACTTTGTGAATGAAGCTAAAAAAATAAATTAAAAAATATGATTAATGATTATTATTATTTAAAGATAATAGTTATATTTGTAAAAATTATAAAACACATCACATGAAAACAATCAATTTAAAAAAATTGGAGTTGTTAAACTTTAAAGGAATTAAAAGTTTAACGTTAGATTTTAATTCAGATGTTGAAAACACTATTCAAGGAAAAAATGGAATAGGAAAAACAACAATTTTTGATGCTTTTACCTTTTTACTTTATGGTAAAAATTCCCAAAACGAAAAAGTGTTTGATATTAAAACGCTAGATAAAAACAATAATCCGATTCATAAGTTATCACACGAAGTAACAGGTTTATTTGATGTTGATGGAACTGATTTACTTTTGAAAGTGATTTACAAAGAGAAATGGACAAAAAAACGCGGTGCGGAAAGTGATGAATTAACAGGTCATACAACAGAATATTTTATCAATGAAGTACCTGCTACACTTTCAGAATATAAAGCAAAAATTGATAGTATTCTGGAAGAAGAAAGTTTTAAAATGCTTTCAAACACTTTGTATTTTAATCAAACATTAGACTGGAAAAAAAGACGTTTAGTTCTTTCGGATTTAGCAGGTCAGATAAATGATACAGATGTAATCAATATTTTAGATTCAAACAAACAATCTTTGCTTTCTGAATTACTGAATAGTGAAAAATCTTTTGAAGAATACAAAAAAGAGTATTCAGCTAAACGCAAAAAAGTAAAAGAAGAATTAGATCAACTTCCTGCGCGAATTGATGAAGTTAAACGTTCTATTCCACAAGAAAAAGACTGGAATGCTATACAATCAAAAATTGATAGTTTACAACAAGATGTTGCAAAGTTTGATTCACTTATTGAAAATGCTTCTAAAGGCACAGACGAACAAATCAAAGCTATCCAACAAATCAAAACTGATAAGTTTCAAAAAGAACAAAAGATTCAGCAATTAATCATTGAACTTAATGCAGCATCAAAACAAAATCAATCTGATTTAAAAGTTAAAGAGCAAGATTTAAAGCACTCTATTTACTTGTTAAATGATAAATTATCAAAATCAAATCAAACACTTTCAAATACAAGTAACCATATCCAGGAAAATCAAAATCGAATTTTAGGACTAGAAAAGCAAAACGAAGATTTAAGAGCTAAATTTGCAACCGAAAATAAAAAAGAATTTGATTTTAATTTAGATTCTTGTGTTTGCCCTACTTGTAAGCAAGGTTTACCAATTACAGAAATTGAAAGTAAAAAAGCTGAAATGCTTCAAAACTTTACTAATAACAAAACTGAAATTTTAAATAAAATACGATCAACAGGAAAAAATAACAATGATATTATTGAAAAATTCAAATCAGAAATAAAAGATTTTGAAACGAATATTACTGTTATTAACAATGAAATTCAAACTACAAAAACACAAATCGAATCCAAAAACAACGATTTAAAAGCGGTTGAAGATACATTGCTAAGTTTGATTGACGTTGAAATTCCTTTGACAGATGAAATTAAAGCACTTCAAATTGAAGTTGAAAGTATTGTTATTCCAGAGTTAAAAGAAGTTGACACGAGCGAATACAAGCAAGATAAACAAACATTGCTTAATGAAATAAACACTTTGCAACAAGAATTGTTTGAAAAAAAATCAATTGAAGAAAAAACAGCACGTTTAAAAGAATTGGAAGGTCAATTTTCAAAACTATCACAAGAAATTGCAACCTTTGAAAAATATGAACTAGCAATCGAAAGTTTTAATCATGCAAAAATTGATTTAATTGAAAAACGAGTAAATCAAAATTTTGAATTGGTAACTTTCAAAATGTTTGAAGAGCAATTAAATGGTGGTACAGCTGAAACTTGTGTTGCTATGGTTAGCGGAGTTCCTTTTAATTCATTGAATACAGCAATGAAAATCAATGCAGGATTAGATACAATTAAAACATTATCTAAATTCTACCAAACAAAAGCACCAATTTTTATTGATAATAGAGAAAGTGTTACAGAAATTGTGAATAATTCAAATCAAATCATTAACTTAGTAGTTAATAAGGATTGTGAAATTTTAAAAGTAAATTAGTATAAATCAAATAAATAAAAAGTAAAATGAGTGAAAAAAACATCACACCCGAAGCAGTAAAAAAGGATATTACTGTACAAGTTTTAGACAAAATTAATTTGTTTAAAAACTCTGGAGAATTAACACTTCCAAAAGACTATTCACCAGAAAACGCATTGAAAAGCGCATACCTTGTTTTGAGTGAACAAAAAGATAAAGCTGGAAAATCAGTTCTTGATTCTTGTACAAAACCAAGTATTGCAAACGCATTATTTTCAATGGTAACCTGGGGATTATCTCCAATGAAAAGTCAAGTGTATTTTATTCCTTACGGAGATAAGTTACAAATTTCAAAATCATACCTTGGAAATATTGCAATTGCTAAACGTACGGCTGGAGTAAAAGAAGTGAATGCAGTTTTAGTCTACAAAAACGATTTGTTTAATATCGGAGTAAACCCAAAAACAGGAATTTTTGAAGTGATCGAACATTCAACAAGCCTTGAAAATATCAATGATGCTGAAATAATCGGTGGCTATGCAGTTGTTATTTTTAATGATGGAAGTGTAAAAACTGAAATCATGAATATCAAACAGGTTGAAACTTCATGGAATCAAGGATATGCAAAAGGTGGAAGCCCTGCACATAAAAACTTCCGTGGCGAAATGGTTAAAAAAACAATTATTAACCGCGCATTGAAAACAGTAATCGGATCAAGTGATGATTCTGCATTATACGATGAACAAGAAATAACTTATCCAACAACAGAAACAAATGTTGAATTTGAAATCAATACTAAAGCAAATGCAGAGGTTATTGATTTTGAAGAAATACCTACGTCAGTAGAAGAAGTAAAAGAAGAAAAGGTTGTTGACGAACCTAAATCATTTGAAGAAGCAGGATTTTAATATTTAATTATGGTAATGACATTCGTGTCGTTACCATTTTTTTAGACTTTGTGAAATGGAATTAATCGTAATAGGAACAGGAAGTAAGGGTAATTGCTATCTGTTAAAATCTTCAAATGAATGCTTAATTATTGAAGCAGGTTGTAAATTAATTGAAGTAAAAAAAGCATTAAATTTTAACATTCAAAATATTCAAGGTATGCTTGTTTCTCACGAGCATCTGGACCACGCAAAATACCTCTCTGAATTTACCAAAATTGGCATAAAAACATACAGTAATCAATCTGTATTCAATAAATTCAATTCTTTAAATACACCTATTCAAGTAATTAAAAAAAACAAAACATATCAAATCGGAAGTTTTAAAGTAATGCCTTTTGAAGCAAAACACGATGTTGAATGCTATTCTTTTTTAATCGAACACCAGGAGTGTGGTAAAATTGTTTTTGTAACCGATAGTTACTACGTGAAATACAGATTCAACAACGTAAAACACTGGATTATCGAAGCTAATTATTCAAAGAAAATCATTGATAAAAAGATTGAAGATAGTGGAATCAATTTGTTTTTAAAAGACCGAATATTAAAATCACATTTAAGCCTTGAAAATTGTATTTCTGCATTAAAATCAAATGATTTAAGTAATACAGAAAATATAATTTTGATTCACTTGTCAGATTCGAATTCCAACGAAAAGGAGTTTAAACAAGAAATTGAAAAACAAGTGCAACGAAATTGTATAGTTGCAAATAACGGAATGAATATAAACCTAAACCAGTTTTAATTATAGCAAAAATTTTAATTGTGGAAATCCACGAACCAAAACCAAAAGACAATTTAAAATCTTTGGTAAAAGAAATGTTTGAAACCCTGGAGCAAGGACAAACAATAAAAAACAATTCAGTTTATCATTACGCACTTAAATATTATTTTGAAAATGACAAATAAATTAATGAAATTAGAAAGTTTAAATGATTTTGTATCAAAACTTTATAAAAGCGGAATAAAAGGTAAAGAAGAACAAGCTTTAAACCTTATATACACATATAATTATTTTCTAAATTTAGAAATAACAGAAGAAATGTTTGGAACAGTATTTCCTGATTTTATAAAGTGTAATCAAAAATATGCGGTAAACAATAACATCGTAAAATCATTTGATAATTTTGGTAATAATGAATTTTCAATTACGATTTATACGCAATATGGTAAAGATAAAAAATATGCATATGTTACTTCTTATCATTTAAAAACTATAAATGATTTAGTAGGTAAAATAGATAATTTTAATTCTCATTATTTAAGAACACCAAACTTTTAAAACTAAAAAAAAAATGACAAAAAGTAAATTATTGTTAGGGTCAATTAACGCAACAAGATTAATTGATGAACTTAAAAAAGGCAACAAAGCCTTCTACAAATCACAAAATTCAAATGATATTTTTGTGAATGTTAAAGTATGGTTAAATGAAGAAAAAGACCAGTTTAAAAACGATGCTTCTATTCAGATAAATCCATCAGCAGAGAATAAAGAAGATGCAAAGTATATCGGTAATCTAAGATTTTTAGAGAATAAAATCAATGAAAACGATTTGAACAATCTTCCAGATTTAAACAATTTGGATATTCCAAGTAATGATTTTTTCAAAAAGGAAGATGATACACCTTTTTAAATAAAATATTAATGTAAAATAGTATTTATAATTAATTTATTTGTATATTTGTTTTATAATTTAAAAAATGTGAAATATGAATTTTGAAAGTAAAATTAAAGCTATCGAAAGTCATCTAATTGAAAAAGGTAGTATTACTTCTTATGAAGCAATAAAACTTTATTGGGCGACTAGATTAAGCGGAATTATTTTTGTCTTAAAAGAACGTGGAATGAAAATCACATCTGTAAGAGAAAAAGACGAGAAAAAACATTGGATTAGGTATTATTTAAATCAAAATTAGGATTATGGAAAAAGAAATTTTTAAAGTAGGAGATAGAGTGTTTCATTTTTTGTGTGGTTGGGGTACTATAAAAGAAATTAAAGATAGTATGATATATATTGAATTTAATGGTCAAAAGACACACGTATCTAGTAATAATAATTTACTTTCATTCACAGAATACACCCTACAAGGTTTCTCACAAGAAAGACCAATTATACTCCCTGAAGTTGGTGAATTGTGTTTAGTAAGGGATTTTAAAGATAGCGTATGGAAAGCAAGGAATTTTAAGAAATTTACAACTCATTTCTTAGATGGTAATGGTGAAAGGTGGGATTATTTTAAACGAATTAAAATATTAGACTAATGGTAGAAGTAAATGTAGAACAAAGAACTCCTGAATGGATTGAATATCGTTTAGGTAAAATAACTGGAACACGATTAAAAGAAGTATTAAGGTCGGATAATCTACCTTTGGTTTATGAAATGATTGCAGAAGTAGTTAGTAAGCAAATAGAAGAAATTCCAGTAAATAGAGCAATGCAACGTGGTGTTGACTTAGAACCAGTAGTAAGACAATTGTATCAGGATAAACACAATGAAATAATTGAAGAAGTTGGTTTCTGTTTGAGTGATGAGAATGATTATTTAGCACTTTCCCCTGATGGATTTACATTGGATAGAAAAGGTGCTATTGAGATTAAGTGTCCATCTACTAAAATTCATGTTAAATATATCTTAGATGATAAAATACCTACTGATTATTTGCCACAAGTTTGTATGTATTTTATTGTAAACACAGAGTACGCCTTAACGGAATTTTAAATTATAAACAAATGCTTGTAGGCGTATCTTGTATATACGCTGTTAGGCGAAGTTAAATTAGACAAATGGAAACAATAAAGACAAGTGATGAATCTACATTGGAAGTAATAACTATTGATTCTTATACAGGCGAAGGAACTAATAACCTTACGATTTCAATTTATAATAAGATATGTAATGATTCGGCACACATCAACTTAAACGAAGATGAAGTTAGAAGATTGCGAGATGAACTAAATGAGTGGTTGGACGATTAATTTCGCCTAACGGTTGCAAATAGGCAAACGAGGCACGAGTTAGGCTTATTTGTTGTTATAAGCCGTTTTTTATTTACTATTAAAACAAATTTAAAATGAAATATATATCATTTACTTTAATCACATTATGGGCTACTTGGATGCTCGTAGCAAACGGAGAATTAAAACCTTCCGATAATTGTTTTCTATGGACATTGGGAGTTTTGTCCATAATTTATTCAGTCATTAACCTTGTTATCTTTTATGTAGATGCTCGTAAAAATGGCTTATAACGGTTGAGTATAAACGTAGTGTTCAACTGAACTTAATTTGAAATACAAATTTTAATAATATGATAAAAAGATTGATTGAAAAACTAAAAACATTACGTTTATACTTTGTTATGTGGCGTTTAATTGGTTGGTTATATCCAAAATGCAATTACTGTAAAGACGGTAGATTGTTGAAAATAGACACATATCATTATAAACCACAAATGGATATTGATATTTACAGATGTAATTGCTGTGGTAACAGAACTGGAATAAATGCCACATAACGATTTGCAGATAAGCGAAGGCGCAAATAGCGTTGGCTTTTGCGGTGGGATTTGGGCTTTTGCTTATGTGCTGTTATGTGTCTGTAATTTTTTTAAACTTTTGTGCGTGGGCAATTAAATTATAATATGAAATTAAAAGATAATAAAAATATATTTTGTTCAGTATCGGCTGGTTATTCAAGTGTAATGATGGCGATAAAATTAAAAGAATGGTATCCCGACCATAACATTATTTACGCAATGGCAAATGTTTCAAAAGAAAGACCTGAAAGTTTACATTTTATGAATGAATGCGATAAATATTTTGGTTTAAATATGTATTGGATTGAAGCTGTATTTAATATAAAAAGTGGTGATGGAGTTGACTTTAAGATAGTTTCTTACGATGAACTAAAAAGAAATGGCGAAATATACGAGCAAGGAATAAAAAAACTTGGTATTGCTTCAAAAATTAATCCTTGGTGCAATAGAGATATGAAAATTGTTCCTTTGAAAAAATTTGCTGATAGTGTTTTTGGTTTAAACAATTACTCAATAGCTGTTGGAATAAGAGCAGATGAAATGGATAGAGTAAAAGAAGCATACCTAACTAATAATACTTTTTATCCATTATTAGACAATGGAATTACAACTAAGGATAGAAATAGATTTTGGAAAGATAAGCCAATACAAATAACGATACCTGCATACAAAGGTAATTGCGATATGTGCTTTAAGAAGTCAAACAGAAAGTTAATGACAATTATAAAAGAAGAGCCAAATGTAATTAAATGGTGGAAAGAAATGACTGAAAAATATTCAAAAATACCAATTGAAGGTAAACCTGCTTATAATAGTTATGCTGAAAATGGAGGAATGAATTTTTTTAGAAACAACCTAAGCATTGAGGAATTAGTTGAAATGGCAAAACAACCATTTGCAATGATGACAGATGAATATATCTATGAAAATGATTTATTCGATATTGAAGAAGATTGTGGTTCTGGATGCGTTATATTCTAAATATGAAAAACAAACATAAACCTTTTACATTTTTGCAAAAAATGAGCAGGGAGGAAAAAAAGTTTAAAAAAATTATTGCACATAACTAATGGCTAATCGACATATGTCGCATATACAACAAGTAAACAAGTAAAAAACGAAACAAAAAAACAATATGAATAACTGGTTTGAAGTAAAGGTAAAATATACCAAACAATTAGAAAACGGATCGTTTAAAAGAGTAACGGAGCCGTATTTATTAGCTGCAATAACGTTTACAGATGCTGAGTCAAGAATCTATGAAGAGTTAGGTAATATCATTCGTGGTGAATTTCACGTAACATCCATAAAGCCTATGAATTTTCACGATATTTTTCAATATGAAGATTCTGAAACGTGGTATAAAGTGAAAATATCATTCCAGGATGTTGATTTAGACACAGAAAAAAAGAAAAAATTAACAAACTTATTTTTGGTAAACGCAACATCGGTAAAGGAAGCATACGAAAGAACTCAAGAAAGTTTATCAACTTTAATGGTAGATTTTGACGTTTTAAACATTGCAGTTTCACCAATAATTGATATTTTTACATATCAAGAAAGCATCACAAATGAAAATTAATATTATATTTGAAATTCCTTATCCTAATAATTCAATCGGTTGTGATGTGCCTTTGAATTTTCTATATCCAGTAGATTAATTTCTACTGGATTTTTTAATTTTATGACTATGATACACAAAGAAGATATTTTAAACTGGGCTGAGCCAAAAGGATTGTTAAAGTATGAAAATCGTTTTAAGCAATACACGAAATTACAAGAAGAAAGTAATGAACTTTTAATTGCACTATGTGATAACAATAAAGAAGAAATTCGTGACGCAATTGGTGATTGCGTGGTTGTTCTTACAATTTTAGCTAACCAAGTAGAAATGGATATTGAAGATTGTATTGAATACGCTTACAATCAAATAAAAAATAGGCGTGGAAAAACTATTAACGGAAATTTTGTAAAAGAAAGTGATTTGTAAGATGAAAAACAATAAACACCAATTAAATAGAATGTTTTGGGATTATTCACACCCAAAATTATGGCGAAAAACTCTTAGATTAAGAAAAAGAAAATATAAAAATGTTAGATTAAAAGGAATTCATATTTTCACAGTTAACAACGAATATGATTAGTTATGGCGCGTCAAAAGAAAACATACGATAAATTTAAACAAGTAATTAAACTAATTGAAAATGAAGGAATTAGTTTAAGAAAAGCTTGCGAACGTGTGAAAATGGGGAGAGATGTGTTTGATAGCATATGTGATGAGGATGAAAAATATCAAAACCAATATGCGCGCGCGCGAGAAAAAAGGGCAGATATGATATTTGAAGAAATTTTACAAATTGCAGATTCACAAGGTGAGGATATGGGGATAAATCCAATAACAGGTGAAGAACAAATAAATCATAATGTAATTCAAAGAAATAAACTTCAAATTGATGCACGTAAATGGATGTTAGGGAAAATGCAACCAAAAAAGTATGGTGATAAATTAGATGTTACAACCGATGGAGATAAATTACAAAACACTCAAAGTAATATAATTGTAAACATAGTTCCACCAACGGAAGATTAAAATTAAATGAATGCTACTATCGTTTTTCAAAAAAATTGGAATGCTATCCATGAAAAAAATGAAGATGGTAGTAATAAGTATAGGTATATAATTAATATGGGAAGTTCAAGAAGTAGTAAAACTATTTCTTTGATTCAACTTTACGATTTATACGCTAGAAAATACAAAAATAAACGTTTAACCTGCTGGAGAGATACAAAAACTGATGCAAAAAAAACAATTCTTTCTGATGCTTTAAAATTCATGAAAGCTAATAATCTGTACAAGATTAATCAAGATTTCAACAAAACAGAATCAATTTTTACATATTATACTGATTCAACTTTTGAGATTCATGGTACCGATGATGAAGAAACAGTACATGGTCTTACACAAGATTGTACATGGTTAAATGAACCTTATAAAATTTCACGTGATACATTCGACCAATTAGATCAACGTACTTCAGATTTTGTTTTTATTGATTACAACCCAAAAAAAGGTCATTGGGTAGAAGATGTGGCAAAAGACAAACGTGCAATAATAATTCACTCAACTTTTAAAGACAATCCTTTTTGTCCACCAGAACAACGAAATAAAATTTTATCTTATCAACCTATACAAGCCTGCGAAATAGTTATAAACAAATTGATAAACGAAAATGATTTATTAGCTTATAACTTCAAAGAAAACAAAATGAAGTTTACAGAAAAGCAAATAAATGAAGCTATTCGATGTATGGAAAACGAAAACAAGAATAGTGCTAGTTTATTTAAATGGCAAGTTTATGGACTTGGTGAAAAAGCTGAAAAACCTAATCGAATTTTTAACTTTAAAGAAATATCAGATAACGAATATCATAATTTAAACTTACCCACTTATTATGCTTGCGACTGGGGAGCTGTTGATCCATGGGCGATTATTGAAGCGAAGTATTACGATGGAAATTTATATTTGCATGAATTAAATTATTTATCCGAAAATCAGTGGCGCGAACGTATCAATTCAAATGAAAGAAATTTAATTGATGCATACAATAGGGAAGATGGCGTGGAAAACGAAGGTATTGTTTCATGGTTATTTGAAAAGCTAAATATCCCGAAAAATAGACCGATTATATGCGATACAAACCGACCAGTAAAAATTGCACTTTTACGTCGTAGAGATTACGAGGTATACCTTGCTGAAAAACCAAAAGGAAGTATTTTAGATGGTATTGATTTACTTAATAACTTGAACGTGTTTTACACGTCAAGCAGTGAAAATATATCATACGAACAAGAAAACTATTCACGTAAAGTAGATAGGTACGGAGTGATTTTGGAAGAGCCTGAAGATTGCAATAATCATAATTTAGACTGCGCAAGATATATCTCCACATACTTACAAAGTACTGGAATTTTACTTAAATTGTAACCCCAGTAATCGAACTAATTTCTTCATTCGTAAATCCTGCATCTTTCAAAGTTTTTATTGAATTACTTTTAAGATTCATGATTTGTGCTTTTTCCTGTTCGTTTTCTTGTAACACAGGTATATGTGAATAATCTAATTCTAACCATTCATTTTTACCATCTAAGCCAAGTAACTTAGTGTGATTCATAGCAATTTCTTCTGCTTCTGGAATGATAGTTGTTTGATAAGTTTGTTTTAAGGCTTGTTTTTGATTCTCGAACGTTGCACCTTTTGTCGAAGCGAATAAATCACGCGCTATTCCATACTGATCACATAATTGGCAAAAATCGTTTTCATCTTCTTCAAACAACATCAAATCTTTTGTTGGAAAGCCCATTGCTTGCCACTTTAAATTATTATCAGAAATAATCACTTGTGATTGTCCATCTCCTAATCCATAATCTTTTTGATATTCTTGTTCAATTCTTTTACGTTCATTTTTTGGTAGCCCTTTATTACCTACCGCATCTTTTGTATCATTTGACAAAATACCAATTGCACCACGCTTTTCAATTAATATATTACGCGTTTTCATTGCAACACGCAAATTTGATAAAGGCAAGTAAATTGCTTTTAGTGGCGTTTCTCCTTGTAATGGATTTTTAGAATTTACTATGTAAGTATGATCGATTTCATCAATTGATAAAATGTCATTAGTTGATAACATTTTATATTCCTTGATTATATTTTTTAATTTACTTTGCTTATACCATTTTCCAAGTGTTTGTATTTGAATATCAAAAGAAGGTAAAATTTGTAAAGATGCAGGAATACTTTTTGAATATGGTCTCAAAACATATTTATAAACATTCCCGTAAATGCTCATGTTTTCATTAATTAATCTTAAGTAGTCATTACCTTTATAAAGCACATTTGGATTTTCAAGAAGATTTACAAGCTCTGAATTTTCTTGTAATACTTTTTCACCTCTTATAATTTTGTAATGTTTCCATTGTCCAGAAGCAATTAAATCACCTTTTCTTTTTACTACACTCTGTAAATGTGGTGTCGTTGAATAAACATTATAAGCATCTATATTCTCAGGGTCTAGAATTTCTCCTTTACCACCATTTATTAAAATGTTTACACCATAAAAAAAAGGTGTTTTATCATAATTTCTTGAGCTTCCAAAAAAACTTCTTATATCTCTTAATGAAATAAACTTCATAATTATTTATTTTTTTTATCAAAATTAATCAATTCAATAAACTTTGTTTAATTTTACATTTAATAAATTTTATGTCATGGATATAAAGAAGATTAAAAAAGATAAAATTAAGATTGTTAAATCAAACCAAATCGTTAAAAAATGACATTTGAAGAGGTATTTAAAAACAAAGAGTTGATTATTGCACAAAAAAAGAACGCAATAAAACATTGTGATGTTATTTTTAGTGCAATAGATTTTACAAACAATCATAAAAATAATGCTGAAAAATTAGATTCAAGTACAGTTGAAGAGCCGAATCAAGATGTTTTGCAAGCCAAATTAATTATCAACACTACAAATATTATTGATAGTCATAGAGATTGTCATATTCCAAACCTTTGGGCTAAATCTTTACAAGAAACTAAAATTTTGTATTTGTTACAAGAACATGAAATGGAATTTGATAAAGTAATTGCAGATTCAGTAAAAGATGAACTTAAAGCATATACAGAAAACATTCCATGGAAAAAACTTAATTATTCATACGAGGGAAAAACACAAGCTTTAATTTTTGATACTCAAATAAAAAAAGAGGTAAACCCTTTTATGTTTGAAATGTATAAAAAAGGAAGGGTGTATAACCATTCGGTTGGCATGAGATATGTTAAAATTTATTTGTGTGCTGATCGTAATGAAGCAGAATATGCTCAGGAAAAAGAAAACTGGAATAAATATTACCCTTTAGTAGCTAATAAGGATGTAGCTGATGAAAAAGGTTATTTTTGGGCTGTTACAGAAGCAAAAGTGATTGAGGGAAGTGCAGTTATTAAAGGTAGTAATGAATACACTCCTGTTATGGAAATTGAATTTGGAAAAGAAGCCGTTAATAACACTTCTAATCAAAATACAACCGAGCCGTCAAATGACACTCAAAAAGAAAAAAAACAATTTTTTACTAATCTATTAAACTAAAAAAAAAATGAACAAGTTTCTAGAATTTTTGGCAAAAAAAGGAATCTCAAATGAAGATTTCACAACAAAGACTGCTGAAGAAATGGCAGGTCTTTACAATGAATTTAATTCTGAGTTAGCAAAATCAATTGAAGAATTGACAGAAGCAAGTGCAACAAAAGAAGATATTCAAAAAGCAATTGACGAATTGAGAACTTCTCAATTAGAGCAAATGAAAAATTTGAATGAAGCATTGAAAGAAATGGGATTAGCTATTAAGGCTAATACAGAAGGAGAATCTTTTAAAAAGGGTGAATCTTTAGCTGATGTATTAAAAGCCAATAAAGATTCAATTGTCAAATTAAAAGACAATCGCGATGCTCCATGGGTAAAAATGACTGTTAAAGCAGTTGGTACTATGTTAGAATCTAGCAATGTATCAGGTGGAAATGTACCAGTTGAGCAAAGATTACCAGGACTAAACACAATAGCATCAAGACGTGTCCGTTTGATGGATTTAGTATCAAGAGGTACAGCAACTTCTAATATTATTTCTTGGGTTTATCAAGCAAATAAAGAAGGTGCAGCAGGAGGAACAGCAGAAGGAGCAACTAAAAATCAAATTGATTTCGATTTAATAGTTGCATCACAAGCGGTTGTTAAACGTACTGCTTTCATCAAAGTTTCAACTGAAATGTTAGACGACATCGATTTTATCGAAGCTGAAATTAACAATGAATTGTTACGTGAACTAAACAAAGATGTTGAGTTAACTGCTTATTCAGGAAATGGTACTGCGCCTGCAATGAATGGTGTTAGAACAGTTGCAAGTTCATTTTCTGCAGGAGATTTCGCAAACGCAATTGATAACGCAAATGAAGCTGATGTATTAGTTGTTGCAATTAATCAAATCGCAATTGCTGAACAACCAGAGCCAACTGCAATTTTAATGCATCCAACTGATGTTGCTAAATTATTAGTGATTAAAGTTAGCGCAACTGATAGACGTTATGTTGATCGTTTACAAATGATAGCAGGTCAATTGTCATTAGATGGCATTCCGATTGTAAAAACAACTTTGGTTACAGCAGGAACTTATTTAGTTGGTGTTTTCAATATGGCTACTTTGTATGATAAAGGGTCTATTTCTTTGGAAATGGGATTGGATGGTAATGATTTCACTAAAAACCTTCGTACTATCATTGCTGAATATCGTGGTGCTATGGTTGTTAAAAACAACGACAGAACTGCATTTGTAAAAGGTACTTTTTCAACTGATAAAGCTGCTTTAGAAACTGCTTAATATAATTAAAGGGGGTTAAACTCCCCCTTTTTAATATTTTTTTATATGGCTACAGCAAAGAAAAAAGAAGTTGAAATAAATCAACAAAAAGAAGTTGAATTTTTTGAAGGTGTAAAAAAATTTCAATCAAATGGAGTTTCTAAACATTTAGAAAAAGATTCTATTTTTGAATTGAACTTTGAAATGGCTTCACTTTTAGTTGGTAAAGGCTACGGACAAATAATAGATTAATACAATGAGTATCTTATTAAATACAGATTTTACAGGAAAATATCATATTGCATTGACTAAGTTCAATGATAATGATATTGATGCTTATATTGAAAAATATGAAAAGAAGTATTTAATGAAATTACTTGGTGTTGAATTATACAATTTATTCATTGATGAGTTAGATTTAAACAATCCTCCAGTAAATCCTATTTACAAAGTTATTTTCGATCCTTTGAGTTTTGATGATGGTTGTGATATTGTTGTTAGCAATGGAATGAAAGAAATGCTAAAAGGTTTTATTTATTTTCATTGGGTTTTTGATGAACAACAACAGCAAACTCCAATAGGCACAACAAAACAAAGTTCTGAAAATAGTCAAGTTTTAAACATTACTGGTTTATCAGTAATGCGTTTTAATGAAGGTGTTGAAACTTATAAAGCTATACAAAGATATATTGAACTTAATCAAAGTGATTATATTGCTTTTAATGGACAGTATTTAGGCTACGAATACATTTTATAATGAGAGATATTTACGATTTAGTACAAGACGAAATATTTAATAAAATCAATATTAATATTGAAGTTATTAATGCTAGTATATTAACTAATGGTGTTCAAATAGTGTCTTTTTGTTCAAATAAATGGCTTCGAGTGGGGCAATTTTTAACTGATTCAAACAATAAGCAATGGAAAATAATTCTAATCGATTCTAACGGAAATGTATCAATAAAAAAACCACAAGGCGCAACAGATGTTAAAAGCTTGGATGTTTTAAAGGTTATATCACCAAAATTTTTGTTTGGAACTCATATAAGTGCAAACAATGAATATACTTTAAAACAAAGAAAAACAAATGATTTATTGCCTTTAATTTGGTTAGTTGAAAACATTAGGGAAAAGGAGTATGGTAGAGATTCAAGCATAGAAAGAGATTCAAATTTAAGATTCTTTTTTTTGGATGACATTGATCCAAAAAATCAGCTTAATGAAGATTTTAGAAAAAATGCAGTAACTCCAATGTTAGCTTTAAAAGATGAATTTTTAAATGTAATTCAAAATAATTCAATATTTGTGCCTTACACTAGCGTTGATATTAGAACTATCACACGTTTTGGAAATGAAAAAGAAAGCGGTGCTTTTGAGAATATTTTAAACGACAATCTTTCTGGAGTTGAATTAAATATTACTTTAAATGTTTACCGAAATAATAAATGTAATTGTTAAAAATTTAAAAAATAAAAAATTATGTCATTAGGTTGTAAATGTGATTTAGGTTTATCAAATACTGGTATGCCAAATTGTATCACTATTCAAAGTGTTACGTCAAAAATGATTTTAGTTCCTTTGTTGGCAAATGATGGAACAAAAAATAAAATTGCTTTAGGAACTCCATTAACGGAAGTTTCTGTATTAGCATTATTGAATCAAACAGATTCTAGCAAAAGATGGTTTCCGCTTGGAACATTTGAAAACGTGGCTATGGAAAAAGCTGAATCTTCTTTTGAAGAAGCACCTTCTGGTAAAAAAGTTTTCATCAAACAAGGTAAACGTTCTTTTGCAGGTGAATTATGGGGTGCTACACCAACTTTATTAGGTAAAATTCAAGATAATAGATGTGTTGAGTTTGGTATTTATATTGTTGATGTAAATGGTAATTTGATTGGTTCAAAACAAGGAACTGATTTATATCCAATTCCAGTAGACAATCAGTCGTTCGATGCTCGTTTAATGTATGCTACTGATTCAACTACTCAAAAAATAATGGTTGCATTTGATTTTGAAAGATTGTTTGATGAAGCTACATTATGGATAATTACTCCTGCCGATGCAACTGATTACAACTTTAACAACGTAGAAGGTTTGTTAGATATTAATTTGTCTAAAGTTTCAGCAACGCAAACCACATTAGTGTTGAAAGGTAATTTAGATTACGGAACAGGTGCTGAAGGTATCGCAGTTAAAGGTTTAGTTCAGGCTGATTTTACTTTGAAACTTGCTTCTACCGGTGCTTCTATTCCACTAACGTCTGTTACAGCGGTTGACAATGTTTATACATTGAATTTTGCTTCTCAAACAGCAGGTACTTCTGTAATTGTTTCGGTTGCTAAGACTGGTTATGTAGGAACTTTAACTACCACATTGAACTAATTTAGTTCTTTTAATAACAAAGAAAGGGAAGCTTAATGTTTCCCTTTTTTTATACTTTTGTTTTATGGTGAATTTCTTAGATACTGATTTGGGAACATTGTGTAAAAATGCTAAACTTTTGAATGATAAAAGTGCGTGGATTTATTCAATGGATATTAAAATACAGGATGAGATAATTTACTTGATTCAATATAAACAGTTATTTGAAGAAGGAGTTGATGGAACAGGTGAAGTTATTGGATATTACAAACCATATACCGAACAATTAAATCCACTAAAAAAAGCAGGAACTCATTATACTTTATTAGATACAGGGGATTTCTATAAATCTATGTTTGTAGAAGTAATGGAAGATAGTTTTATAGTGAAAGCAAATGGTAAGAAAGGCAATAAAGATTTATTTGTAAAATATGGAGATGAAATAATCGGTTTAACTGATGAAAATAAGGATGTTTTAAGTAAATTACTATTAGAAAAATACATAAACTATGTCAAAGAAATACTACACGTTTGATGATATTCCACTTTATAACTGGATAAAATGCACTCAAGGAAATTTTGAGTATGTTTTATTGGTCCAGAAAGAAATTGATTTAAAGGAGTGCGAACAACAATTTAATTCAATTTTTGATGAATACATTAAAAATAATGGTTTGTCAAAAACATACATTAAACTTTTAGAATTAGTAAAAAAGAAAGCATTACTAGAAGTTGATTTTGTGATTTCACAAGATGAATTTTTATTAACCAAAATTGAAGTTTGTAAAGCGGATATCGAATCAATGAAAAAAAGCCAAGAAAAGGGGATTAGCATTCAAGAAACTTTGGTTATTTTATCAAAATATATGGGATATAGGTTAGATTGGAAAGTGATAACAAAAAATGAATATGATATGATTTTACAACAATATTCAAATAACAATAAACCGCAACAAAATGGCTAAACAAGTTAAATCGGTTGATGTAATCGAACAAAATATATTCGCGAACACTATTAAAAGTGCTGATGATTTAATTAGTAAGTTGACCGCATTAAACACGGAGTTTAAAGTTGTTGCAGAAACTACCAAAGAAGTAATTAAAGCAGGCAAATTTGATAGTGTTAAAAGTTTAAACGACTTTAACAAAGCCACTGAAAACGCTACCAAATTACTTCAGAAACAACTTCAGGTTCAAAATGAGTTAAACAAAGCATCAAAATTAAAAGCTGAGATTGAAGATAAACAAGCAGCAACAACGCTTAAAAATGAAAAAATTGAAAGCGAAAGATTAAAACGCACTATTCAGCAAACAAAAGAAACTGAAAGATTAACAAAAGCAACCGAGCGAGAAACACAAAAACAGACAGCGTTATCTTCTGCTTATGGTAGAGTTAATAAAATGCTTAATGGTTTACGATCGGAGTATCGAGATTTAGCAATTAGAAAGGAATTAGGTGCAAAATTAACCGAGAAAGAAGAGTTTAGATATACCAATTTAGAGAAACGTATTCAAACTTTTGATAAAGCGTTGAAAAGTGTTGATGCTTCAATGGGTATGCACCAACGTAATGTAGGTAATTATAAAAGTGGGTTTGATGGATTAGGTTTTGCTGTTGCACAAGTGACTCGCGAGGGTTCAGCATTTGTAAATTCAGTTCAAACTGGTTTTATGGCTATCTCGAATAACTTACCTATATTATTCGATGAGTTACAAAAAGTTAAAAGGGCTAATGTAGAATTAGCTGCAACAGGGCAACCAACAACAAGTGTATTTAAACAATTAGCAAGTTCAATTTTTAGTTTTCAAACCTTATTGAGTGTAGGTGTTACCTTACTTACTATTTATGGAGCTAAAATAATTGACTGGGTAAGTAATGCTTTGAATCCTGCTAATAAAGAATTAGAAAAATTAAACGAAAGACAGAAGAAACAACGCGAATATGTAGGTCAAGAAAGTGCCGAATATGTGGGGTTAATTATGGCATTAAAACAAACAAATGCTCAAAGTAAAGAGCGTGCAAAATTGATAAAAGAAATAAATGATAAATTCAATGTCCACATAAAAAATATGAAGGATGAAAAGGAATTTCAAAAACAAATTAATAATGAAGTAAAAGATTATATTGAATATAAAAAATCTGAATATAGAATCAAGGCTAATGAAGAATTAATTGCATTAAACCTGGCAAAGCAAGCGAAACTAACAAAGGAGTTAAATGATTTGCAAAAACAATCAAAAGATAGTAGAGATGAACAATTACAAGCTGAATTAAGATATAGAGTCAGAGTAAAACAATTACAAGACCAAGGATTAAGAGATTTTAATTTATCACAAGTAGCCGATCAAGTTGGTTACGGAAAATTTTTAGAATTAGATAGGCAAATCAATTCTGTGAAACGCGAATTAGAAGAAGCAAATAAAAGATTAAATTCTTATGGTTTTGCAATTGGTAAAGCAAAACAATGGACAGATAAATACAATGATTCAAAAGAAGCTGAAAGAGATACGCAAAAACAAATAAATGAATATGCTACTAAATATTTTGAGATTCTCGCTAAAATTACTGCATTAGAAGAACAACGAAAAGTTGGAAAACAACAATCTGAATTAGATAAAGAAGTTCAAAAACAATTAAAAAACATTCAAACTACTGGAGATGGTGAAATTGCCGAAACGTATAGAATTTTAACAGAGCAAAACAGATTAAGACAAGAAGCTAGACAAACGGATTATGAAGCAAGCAAAAAGGCACGAGAAGAAGATTATAATCGTAAAATACGTGAAATAAATAAAGATTTAAAACAGTTAGAAAAAGCTGGAAAAACAGATACAGATGCCTACAAACAATTGCAAGAAAATAAGAAAGCAATCAAAAAAGAATTTGATGCACAAAACAAACTATCATCTTTAGAAAATGAAGATGCAATGAAAAAGATTACAGAAGACAGTTTAAAAGAATTGGAAGCAATTAATAAAACGTATTATGATGCTATTTCTAAATATAGAGAACAAGAAGATGAAGATGAAAAATTAAAAGCGGAAAAAAAATTAAAACAACAAAAAGACATTTTTAAGCAATTGGATGAATTAGCGAAATTTTCAGCAGATTATTTTATCAAACAATCAGAGCGGAAAATATCAATGATAGATAAGCAAATTGATGCTATGCAAAAACAAAATGATTATATGCAACAATTAGCTGCTAATGGCAATATAACAGCTCAACAATCTTTAGCTTATAACAATAAATTAATTATTGATGCAAATAAAGAAAAAGCAAAAGAACTTAAGAAACAAGAAAGAATAAAAATTGCAATGACTGTTTTTGATGCTTATAATTCTAATCTGCAAAATAAAGAGGTTGGAGGTAAAAACGCTTTAGTAAAAACGATTACAGACGTATCATTGCTAACCGCTTTTGTTAACTCGCTTCCTTCATTTATGGATGGTACAGAAGATACTGGAAAAAATGGGAAAGGAATTGATGGAAAAGGTGGATTTCATGCTATTTTACATCCTAATGAACGTGTAATTCCAAAAGAATTAAATAGTAAAATGGGTGGAATTTCAAACTTTGAATTATCTACAATAGCGGAGGATTATTTACGTGGAAATATCATTAATAAATATGATACAGCTATAAATACTAATTGGAATGCAAATTTATTAGTTAGTGAAATTCGCGATCTAAAAAACATTATTCAAAATAAACCAGAAACTAATATTGAAATGGGTGAAATTGTTGGTGGAGTAATGAAAATTGTTGAATCTACAAGAGTAAACAATACAACGATAAGAAATATTCATAGATTTAATAAGAAAATATGAAGCACTTTTTAAAAGGAAAAGAAGTTACACCGAGAAACTTAGAAGATATAGGAATCTCGGTGGACTTCTCTAAAGATGTTCAGCAGGAAGCTTTAAACATAGATAATGTAATTATACCGATGCAAGGTAAAAGTATTGTTATGGAGCATTTAAACACAATTGGTTTATCTGAAGGAATACCATATGAAATTCAATTTGGTAATAAAAAGCTACCTTATTACGTAGATTTATTAGATAATTTAAAGATAAGAACTAATGAAGTAGAATTAAAAATAAAACAAAGGTATGCACATGACAACTTTATTGAAAATGCAAATGGTTTAACTTTTGATTATTTAAATAGTATTAAAGCATTAAGAACTTATGATTTAAAATATAGAATTATTCAATCTGAACCTTTATTTAAATCATTAGTAATTGCTACTACAATTTATGCGGTTTCAAGAACTATTCAAGACCAAATAAGGGAACTGGCTAAAACTTCAAAGGAATTTGCTTCGGTAGTTGCATATGGTTTATCTGCAGCAGGAAAAATTATAGAAGCAGGAATACAATTAGGTATTCAGATAGCTTATTTAGGTGTTTTAGTTTATCAAGTAAAAAAACTTGCTGCTGATTTACGCGAATTAATGTTTCCAAAAACTAGAATATACAAAGCTTGTAAAGTAATCGACTTACTAAAAGATGGATGTTCACATTTAGGATATACTTTTAAATCTACAATTTTAGAAGGCGAGTACAAAAATTTAGCGGTTGTATCAATAGCTCAAAATAGAGCTAAAAAGGGAATTTTAGATTATTTAGAATCTGAATTAAATTTTGCTTTTAACACAGGTTATCCTACAGCAAATGACACCACACCAACATTAGGTGTTTTAATTCAAGCGATGCAAACTATGTTCAATGCAAAAATAAAAGTAAGAAATGGTATTGTAGAATTAGAAAGGTGGGATTATTGGGTTGATCAAGCACAAGGAAGCATAAGAGTAGCTTTACCAGTGCAAACAGATGCTTCAGATGAATACGAAATAGATACAGGTAGAATTTTTAAAAGATACTTAATCCAATATCAAACAGATTATTCCGATTTAACAACATTAGATAATTACGCTGATACAGTTAGTGAATATTCATCAGAAAGAAAGCAAATTATAAATCAAGATTTAAATGTATTAAAAGGTTTAACAGATGCAAACATTCCATTTGCAAAAGCAAAAAGAAAAACATTTATCAATTGGATAGAAACACAATTTATTAACTGTCTTAAAGTAATTGATAATGCTTTCGGTTCTAATTATGCTAATCAACAATCTCCATTTGGAATAATGGAAGTAACAAATCAATATTTTGCTATAACTAAATTAGTATTGATTGATGGTGGTGGCAAAATGTTTTCTAATGAAAAAATGGCACCTACTTATTTATGGGATAAATTTCATTCTGTAAATGATCCAAATTTATATTCATGGATAATTAGAAGAAAAGTTCCAACTGCTATGACTGAGAATGAGTTTTTGCAATTATTAGACAATAATTATGCTCAAATAAACGGAACTCAATGTGAGATTATGAATATGGAATTTTTGCCTATGCAAAACAAAGCTTTTATTGACTATAAACAAAAAACTAAACTATATAAGCAGAATGTATTTATTCAAAAAATTTATTGATAATTTTACAATATGAATCCTTTTGAACAATTTATTGAAAATCTAATTGGAGAAACTGAAAAAGCAATTTTAAGTTTATCAAATATTGAAGGTGATGAAAAAGGAAAATCTTTATTGTTAGATGTTCAAAATGCTTTAAAATCAAATGATATTGATAAACTAAATGAAATCATAAAAGAAAATGGCGATAAACTTAGTACAAAGTAGCTTTGAGGATATTTACGGAAATGTAACAAGCCAATTTAAAGCAAATGCAGGTGATAAAATAAAAGTAAAGCATTTGTACGAAATGGAGATAAGTTTTGTTTCTACAAATACAAATGCTATTGAAATTAATAATCTTGAAAGAAAATTATCTCGTACAAGTGGTTCATTTTTAGACGATGGATTTTATGCAGGTCAAACTTATGCTTTATATGAAGTTAACGAAAATAACAATATTCATGCTTCATATACTGGTACAATTTTAAGTGTTTCAGATAGTTTTATTACAGCAACAAACTTACCAAACATAAATGATTGGAATAGTATTTCAACAGGTCATATAATTGTATTGTTAGCTTTAGACACATACAAATCAATTGAATTTGCTTTTAATTTTGTTGACAATGAAAGTCCTACACCAAGTTTAGGTTCGTTGATTGATGGTGAAACAAGTAAATTTTCTGCAATTAATATTCATGATTTAGCTGTAAATACTTCATTACCATTGGTTCAAAATGGTAAAAAATCAGGTCAATTTTCTGTAACAAACGCAACAATAAAAAGAGTAACCGACACTACTAACCCATATACTGCATTTAATTCAACAAGAAGAAATTATGAGGTGTCATTTGAACTTATAATGCCTTCAATGTTTAGTGAAAATAGCTTTATTGGACAAAATTGTTTAAAGTATTATTCACTTGCTCAATTTAAAGTTATTCCTACTGCTTATTTTGCATCTACAAAGGTTGAATACAATACAACTGCTAATACTGGTTTATGGAATGAAGGATTTAATGCAGACCAAGCAAACTCTACTTATAGCTTAGGTGTAGATTCTTTATTTTTTAATACTACTAATACCTTTACAATAACTGCAACTTCTTTAACTTCTCTTGGAATTAATTCAGTTGAATTAGGTGCTATGTACCTTACTCTTGATGATGATTTCAATAAAAACAAAGAAGAATCTCAAGATGAAATTTTACCACTATTAAAAACTGGTTTAATTAATGCGACAAACATTAATGATTCTTGGGTAAGTACAACTTCTAAAGAATTTGAAATTACATTAAATGATTTTTCAATTACTGATTTAGGTGGTGTAAGAACATATTCATTAGAATTTATATTAAATCCATTTTATTCAAATCCTAATGGTTTTGGAAAGTTTATTGAAGATAGAGGTGAATTAGATAGGGAATTTCTTATATGGTTAAAAGTTGGAAACACTAATAGATTGTTATTTGATAGTCAATTATTGTTTGATGAGCCAGTAGGACAGCCTTTTACTCCAATTACTGCTAATTACATCAATCACGATAATAACATAGATTACAAGCAAGTTATTAGTGTTTTAAACAATAAATCAAACAATGATTTTAACTTAGAAGATGATATTACACATATATCTGAATTTTCTTTATTTTCTACAGATGTAAATGAAACAATAAATGCAAAGGTTGTTGTTGTAAATTTATCGAATGACTTTGAATTTGTATTGGATAAAGTTTCGTTTGATTTAACAGATGTAGACTTACAATATTTTATAAATCAAGTTGCACCTTTAACAAACAATTTACCTGATTCATCAAGAAAAAAAGAAGCGTTTTTATATGAAAGAAGTGCTTTATCAGGAAATGAAATGGAATTAAGATTGTTTTATCCTATAGTTATAGATTGGAGATATTGGGAAGAAGTTTTAACTACTCACCCATTTTTTGTATCTCAAAATAAAAACAATTCAAATTGGTTAAATTATCAAAGTTTACCTTGGAAAGTTTTCGTTAAAATTGAAATAAAAAGAAATGGTGTTATTGACTATTATTATCAGCCTTTAGATTTTAAAGATTATGATGATTGGTCAGGTATCTCAACGATTGAATTGTTTGATGCTACTGGTACAACACAATATTCTAATATGCAAGAAAATATGACTATGATGATTAAGGCAACACATATATTTCCATCAAATTATTTTGGTAATCCTTGGGGTATGATAACTATAGAGCCAAAAGAAAGTTCACCAAGATATATTTTATCAACTGAAATAGATAGAACTCAAACAGAAAATCCTCTTGTGGGTATTTCAGTACAACAAAGATGTGATATAGAGTTTTATTCAGCAAACACAATAATACTAAGGGCTTATGTCAATACAAATTTATTAGATGGAAGTAATTTTTGTATATCTTCAAAAATTAGTGAAGATGGACAAGAAAATAATAACCCTGAATTAAATAAATTAACTGAAGATAATCAAGATAAGATTACAGAAGATGCTTTAAACATAAAAATAATAGAATAAAATGGGAAGAAAAGTAACACAATATCCAAACAATGTAAGTGTAACACCTGATGAACTATCATTATTAGATTTATCAGAAAAAACTGGATTGGCAATTTACGAAAGTAGAAAATGGACTTTAACACAATTTAAGGCTTGGTTAAATGCTAATATTACAATTCCAAGTGTTGATGGAACACAAGGACAAATTCCTTTGTTTGTTCAAGATGATGAGATTGGTTCTAATACAAGATTTACATTTATTGATAATCAAGGTACAGAAGTTGGTTTTAGATTTTCAGATTCAACAGGTAATTTAACACAAGCAGGTGTAACATACTTAAATGTTGAAACTCAAGGTGTTGCATCAAATTCAGTTTTAAGACTTGCTAATTGGGCTGATAATGAAAATAAAGGTATAATTTCATTTAGAAAATCAAGAGGTTCTAAAACAACTCCAACACAAGTTTATCAAAATGATGCTTTAGGACATATAATTTTTTCAGGTCAACATAATTTCGGTAGTGGTACTACAACTTGTGTAATTGAGGTTGTTGCAAAAGAAAATTATGATATTATAGAAAATCCAAACACTTTAAATTTTGAAAGATACGCACTAACAGAATATAATATATATTTAGCACCTTCTTTTTCTGATAGTGCTATTCCAAGTGGTTTTCCAAACAATCTTGTGTTTACAGTTGATGGTGATGGTAGAGTTTCTTTTAAAAATTATCAATTTCCTTTATTTGATGGTTCAGCAGGTAATTCATTAATCACAAATGGGGCAGGTCAATTAGCATGGGGAACACCATCAGCAAGTTCAGCAACATCACTTCAAACTATAGGTAGGAATGCTACTGGTTCTACATTATATAAAGGTACTATTGTTTATATTTTAGGTTCTACTGGTAATAGACCTAATTTTGTAAAGGCACAAGCAAATTTAGAATCTACATCAGCAGGTACTTTTGGTGTTGTTGTTAATGATATACCGAACAATTCAGATGGTTATGTTGTTACAATTGGTACATTAGAAACATTAGATACTCGTTCAATTGCACCATTTCCATTTACAACAGATACTTTGGTAGATGGAGATAAACTTTATTTAAGTCCAACAACAGCAGGTTATGTAACTAATGTCAAGCCATCAGCACCTAATCATATTGTTTATGTTGGTGTTGTAGTAAGAACAAGTCCTACAAATGGTACAATTGTTTATCGTATTCAAAATGGATATGAGTTAGAAGAATTACACGATGTTTCAATTTCATCACTTGCTAATAATGATGTTTTACAATACGAATCATCAACACAACTTTGGAAAAACAAACCTATCGTTAATATTTATAATAGCAACGGAACTTTAATAAGCAATAGAACTGTAACACTTAATACTTTTAATTTATCTTTTAATGGTACTGATGGAACGACTATTTTTACTCGTTCATTTAACAATTTTATACAAACATTAAATTTATCTAATACTTCATTAAGTTCTACAATTGAAAATGCAAGTATAGGTTCTCTAATAAACCAAACCAATAGTGATGTATATTTTACAATTTATGATGTTCCTAATACTAATGATTTATTTGTTTTAGGTATTACACAAAATGGACTTAACATAAATAATTTTTACACATTACCAAAATTTGATGGTACAAATGGTCAGGTTTTAACTACAAATGGGGCAGGTGTTGTTACATGGGGTAATGGTGGTTCTTCTTCATCATTTATCCCTGATTTATTAGGACACGAAACCTATAGAGGCGTAAACTATTCTAACAACTCTACTACAGAAGTAACGAGTGGTGGTATTACAATTTCAACTTCAGCAAGTGTTATAGCGAGAAGTGTTTCTAATACCAATTACGCATCAAAACAAATTAGAAAAGGTTTTTATGGTTCAGTAGTTTCTACTGGTAGGTATACTGGAACAAGAGGTTCAGCTTTATTATGGTATATTGGTGGTGGTTTTAAATATGTTTGTGATTTCTATATTTCTGATACTACATTTGGTAGTGGTTGCAGACAATTTTATGGTTTAGGTGGTCAAACAACTGATTTAGCATATAATGATATTACACTTGTTAGTTCATTATTAAATGTAATTGGAGTTGGTTCTGATAGTGCTGATGCTAACTTACAAATTTTTCATAATGATTCAGCTGGTGTATGTACTAAAATTGATTTAGGTACACAATTTCCTTCAAATAGAACTTCAGGTTCTATAATGACAACTATGTATTCGATACAAATTTATAATGCACCTAACACTTCATCTGTTAAAGTACAAGTTATAAATAAAGAATTAGGTGAGATTGCACAACATACTCTTACAACTAATTTACCTTTAGATACACAAGGTTTAAACTTTTTTGCAAGTAGAACAATGGGTGCACCCCTTACTAATAGTGGTCAATTTGACCTTGGTTTATTAGGTGTTTATTCAATATAATAAAAAATAATTATGGAGAAATTTATATTAATAAGTAAAATGAATGTTTTAAACGATGAACAGATAAATGTTTGTTTGTTTCCTGAACATTATTACTTAAATGACAAAATAGAAACTTGCTTTGTAATTAGTAGTAGGTTAGATGTTAATAGTCAAATTACAGATGCTATTACTTTATTTACACCAATTTTATTTCAGCAAGTACAAGAAATGGAAAACATTCCACAATATATTAAAGAGAATATTGAATTGTAATGGCAGGGGAACGTTATAATAGAACAAAAAAATGCTTCAGGTTAATTAAAAAAAGGAATAGAGAAACTGTTCCACCTGAAGTTTATGCAACTAAAGAATGTTGTAACCCAATGCGTGTATTGGCAAAAGTTGGTGATAATACAAGTTGGAAGAATGATATAACTTCAGCTTGGTTTAAAACTACTGGAGATTTACAAGATTCAGTTGATTTTATATTATACAAAAAAGGTGATGTATTAGCATCTTATCAGCCAAGTGAAGTAGATTTTACACTTGATATAGCAGTTGCAACAACTATTAATTGGCAAGATGTACTTGCATTAGATGGTGTAGGTTGTTACTATTTAAAAGTTGATTATGTTTTAGATGGTCAATCAGGTTCACTTATTTGGGGAGAGTATGATTTACGTGAATACTCAATTGAAAATGCTAAAGGAACAATAAGAACTAAGGTTAACTTAAATCAATACTATTCCATTGAAGATATAAACTTTAAAGGAATGAATTTAGTTGATTGTTTAAGAATCAATGGTTACTTTGGTGATATGCTACCAAACTTTAAGATTGATAATTTAATCTATGAGAATCGTAAATTTGAAAGTGTGCAAAGAGAAAGAATTGCTACTTATACATTAAAAACAGACCCGATAATGTATAATATTTCAGACTTATTAATTAATGTTCATTTACTTGCTGAAAATGAAATTTGGATTTCTGATTACAATTCTTTTAATCATTCTTGGTTCTTAAAAGACAAAGAATTAATTGTAAATAATTCACCTGAAGTTGATTATATGGAGTTTTCAAGATTGGCATCAATAAAATGTGAGTTTACTGATAAAACACGTAATAGTTTAGCCAAGTATGTATAATTTGTATATTTGTTTAAGTATAAGGTAAAACAAATAAAAAAAAACTATGCAAAAATACTTATTTTCGTGCTTAAAATATTTTATTGTAGGGATTATGGCATTTTTAGCTCCTATTTATTACGCTTTAATTTTTGTTTGTGTTTTAGTAATCACAGATACTATAACAGGAGTTATGAAAGCTGGAAAAGAAAAAGTATTAGACATAAAATCAAAAAAGTTTTTTGCCTTTGTTCCGAAAGCTTCTATATATCTTTTGTTTGTAATTTTAGCACAATTTGGAACACTTGTATTAGATAAATCAATTCCCTTTGTAAAACTTGCTGTTTTTGGAGTTAGTTGGATAGAAATAAAATCAATCGATGAAAATTTTAGATCCATTTGGGGTTTTTCATTTTTAGACAAAGTTTTAGAATCAGTTAAATACATATCAAATTTAAGGAAATGAAAGAATTAAAAAATAGATGGAAATCTGAAAGCCCAGAATTTTGGGAAAAAGTAGGTAGAATTGGTGTTGGTATAGGCGTAGTTGGTGGAATTTTAGTAAGTGGTACAATTGCTTTGCCTGCTACCCTTGCAACAATTGGTGGTTACATGGTTGCGGTTGGTTCTGTAACTAAAGTTTTATCTAAATTGACTATAAAAGATGGATCAATTAACAATTGAAAGAATTAAACTTTCTCATCCTGATAAAAGAGAGATTTTAAAAAGTCATTATATTGAATGCAATAATCTTTTACCTAAAGGTGTAAGATTAAGATTTTCACAAGTTTTTAGAACTCCTGGGGAACAAGATAAATTATTTAATAAAAGACCAAAAGTAACAAAAGCACGTGCATGGCAATCAATTCACAACTATGGTTTAGCTTTTGATTATGTTATATTGCTTGATAAGGATAATAATGGAACTTTTGAATCAATAGAATGGAATATTAAAAATGAATATCATCAAGAAGTAATTAATTTTTTTAAATCTAAAGGTTACGAATGGGGTGGAGATTGGAAAAGATTTAAAGATTATCCTCATTTTCAATTTAAAAAAAATAATGGTTCTAGTTATAACTGGCAAGAATTAAAAAACAAAATTGATTCTAATATAATTTTACGAAATAATAATGTAGTTTACCCTAAATTATGACTTTATCACAACTAGAAATTGAATTAAATAAAATCACAAACTTTAAATGTTTAAATTTTGGAGTCTGTAAAATTTCTGATCCGATTAAATTTATTAATGGTCATATTCAGTATTTAAAATCTAATTCTGGTAATAAACTATATTTTCCTTATTATAATCGATTGTTAGAGTTTTACGAAGCGAATAAATAAAAATAGTAGGTATATCACATTACTAATTAATAGCACTTTAGAAATAATGTGCTATTTTTTTTATAAAATAATTAACGTGCAATGTTATTTTATATTAATATTTATTTATATTTGTAAAAGAAATTTAAAACTAAACATCATGATTAAAATTGAAATTAAAAACAGATTTACAGGAAGTGTTATTTTTGAATATACAAAAGAAAATAACAATATAAAAGAAACAGTTGAGCAAGCAATAAAAGACGGTGCAAATCTTGACGGTGCAAATCTTGACGGTGCAAATCTTGACGGTGCAAATCTTGTCCGTGCAAATCTTGACGGTGCAAATCTTGACGGTGCAAATCTTGACGGTGCAAATCTTGACGGTG